TCAAGCCAAGCGTTTCCCGGATGCCATGCCAGCAGGCAAAGGTACCCCTTGCAGGTCACGCCGCAAGTGCTGCAGGGCCATTTTCAGGCCGATCGCCCGTTCATCCGGATCCTCATAGGCATCCGACAGGTCCGCATAGATTCTCGCCGCCAGTCGCCCCACATCACGGTCGGAAATCGCCGCTCCGACCTCTTTGTAAACCCGCCGGATTCCTTCAACGACTCGCCCCAGCAGGTCCTCATCCAGAACCACTGGCATGGTACTGACAGACGACGACCGCGGCATATCCTGCCCTGTGGCCAGCCAGTCGATGCTAACCCGTCCTGCACGGGCAATTGCGATCAACGTATCCAGAGTTGGACGGTTTCCGGACAGAATACTTTGCAGGGTGCTGGGTGCAACGCCTGCCCCCAAAGCAAAAGAGCGGACAGACTGTCCCCCAATGATGGCCCGTATCCGGGCTGACAGATCATCACTCATCGTACAGACCATTATAATCCACTGATAAACATCAAGAATGACAGGGTTTCCCAGCTTCCGCTTCCCAACGACAGGAACAACTGAAGCGATTAAAGATGCAGATATGCGACAAACTTTCGTTTTTCCGATTGACCGGTGAACGAAATTTCGTTAACTCTGCCTTTAGAGAACACACGCATAGCGATATGTGACGGAAGTACCCACTTTAAGGTACGGACACGAATTGTCACGACCTTGCGCCAACAGCATGACAACCCATTCTTTTACAAGAAGAATCCTTCCCATTTACGGGTAACCGATACGCACAAACCGCCTCCATCATGGTGAACGACTTTTAGTGTACCGGACGACCCCAGCCTAGCACGCGCAAAACGCGCTGCCATCATGAAAAACCCGCCTGGCTTCCTTTCCCCGGGATTCGCTGTTCCGGCCGGATAAGCCGTTCGTGCGCCCATTTCGCCATTCTCATCAGCCGCCAGAAAAGCATCGAGTCCATCCATGTCCATTGACCATCACACTCCGGCTTCCCGCCTGTCCCTCCGCCACCGTGGCGAACGGCCCCCCCGTCGGCCACAACGCCGCCCTCTGGCCCATCAACAACACCGCCCGACGCCGTTTCTCAGCGAGACCATCCGCATTGCGGTGATTGCCGAATTGCACCGTCTGCGCTGGAGTCCCACCCTGCCATCCGATGCCGTGGAAATCGGTCGATGATCAGTCTGAGCGACAATCTGGCGGCTTTTTCCGCCTTCCTCGCCGGCTATCAGGACAGCGGCATGGTCCTCGAAGCCCCTGCTCTGCGGGCCCTGCGAGATGAGTTTGACCGCTATGTCGAACAGGCACGCACCCTGGAAAGCCATTTGCCTTCTGCAATTCCCTTTGATCTGGAGACCCGTTGATGATCTCGCCTTCCTTGCCTGCCCTGCTGGCCGAACTGGCCGACGCCATCGGCCTGCCCGCCGCCCTTGCCATCGCCCATAACCGGGGGGGACAGATGGTTTATATTCCGCAACCGGATCATTTGCCGGACAGCCACTGGCTGGTTGAAACCGTCGGCATGGATGCAGCGCGCACCGTCGCCGCTCATCTGGGTGGCGGCTGTCACTTGATTCCTCTGGGACCGACCGGCACACGGGCCACCATCAAGACCGCGATTACCGACAGCCTTCAACGTGGTCTGTCCATTACGCAGATTGTTGCCGAAACGGGTGTTTCCCGGCGTACGGTCGAACGCCATCGGGCCACGCTCCGGCAAAAATAAGGTCTTTTTTTACACCCTGCGACAACTGTCGGTCTTATTATCAACAGCAATCTACCTCAAATTGCCCTCACCAACGACACCACAGCGCGAGGGCACAGCGTGATCCACTCTCTTGATCAGGCATTCAAAACCAGACTGAACAGCGCCAGCAGCGGTGGCTTGCTGGGCTACACCCTGGGGACCATCGCCTCGGTTCCAACTGTCCGTGGTCAACTGGCAGCCCTGGCCCAGACGCCTCCCTCTCTGCCCGGCTGCTGGCTCTGTATCAGTGATATCATCGCCCAGGAGGGGAGCCACAATGGCAAATGGCCACTGCGCGTGACCCTGTCAATCCTGTGTGCGGCCCCAACGCTCGACGATCAGGCCGACCAGCCAGGCAGCCTGACAATCGCACAGGATCTATTGGCCCTGTTGACCGATCAAAGTCTGGGGCTTGCCGGGGTCTTCACTCCGCTGACTCCGGTCAGTCTGTCCCCGGTGACCGTGACGCCTGCCAATGGCAGTGCGCTGTCGGTGTGGCTGCTGACCTTGACCACCCGCCTGATCCTGTCAGCGCACCCTGATGCCCTCAGCCCCGATTTGCCTGCCCTCAGCGCCCTGCCCGCCACCACCGGAGCCACCTCGGCAGCCCGGCTGGAGGCCGCGCTGACACAAGGCGCAATCATCACCGGTCCGAATACGGTTTCCCTGCAATGGGATACTGGAACGACCAGTGTGCCCTACACCGACACCCTGACGGTGTAGCCCTGTCCTCTTACGAGGTTTTCCATGTCTGAACTTCTGCTGATCAAACCGGCCCGTGCCGGTGAGATCGTCCGCGACCCGGTCGACGGTACGCCGTTGGCCGCAGCGGGCGACTACAAGCCGCGTCTGTCGTACTGGCTGCGCCGTCTGGCCGCTGGCGATGTGACCGATCTTTCTTCCCTTGCCGCTCAGGAGCCGCAGGAATGACCATTTCCTTTAATCAAATCAGTGCCTCTCTGCGTACGCCGGGGGTTTATGTCGAGTTCGACAACTCCAAGGCCGTGCAGGGTCTGGCGCTGGATGTGACCCGCCCGCTGATGCTGGGCCAGATGCTGACCTCGGGTTCGGCGACCGCGCTGGTGCCGGTGCGGGTGACCAGCGCCGCGCAGGCCGTCCGCCTGTTTGGCCGTGGGTCGATGCTGGCCCAGATGGTTGCCGCCTGGAAAACCGCCAACAGCGACAGCGATCTGTGGGTGATGCCGCTGGCTGACAACAGCGCCGGTCAGGCCGCCAGCGGGACCATCACCGTCAGCGGCACTCCGACCGCTGCCGGAACTCTCGCCCTCTACGTCGCTGGTCAGCGGGTGCAGGTGGCGATTGCGGCGGGCCAGAGCGCGGCCACCGTTGCGACCGCGATTGCGGCGGCGATCAATGCCGATGCCGACCTGATCGTGACCGCCAGCGCCACCACCACCGTCGTTACCCTGACCTGCCGCCACAAAGGTCAGGTGTTCAACGGTCTGGACCTGCGTCTGAACTACTATCCGGGCGAAAGCACCCCCAGCGGTCTGGGCATCGCCTTTACCACCGTCAACGGCGGCTCGGGCAACCCCGATCTGACCGATGCGCTGGCGGCGCTGGGGGACGTGCAGTACCACCACCTCTGCTCGCCCTACGCCGATGTTGCCAATCTGGTGCTGCTGGAAGACGAGTTCGGCAGCCGCTGGGACGGCATGCGCCAGATCGAAGGTCAGGTGTGGACCGCCACCGTCGGCAGCCACAGCAGCCTGTCGACGCTGGGCGCCAGCCGCAATTCCGAAGTCCTGTCGATCCTGGGCGTGCAGGGCTCGCCGACCCCGGTGTGGGTGATTGCCGCCATCTATACCGCGGTGGCGATCAAGGCGCTGGACAACGACCCGGCCCGCCCGCTGCAAACGCTGGTGCTGACCGGCATGCTGGCCCCGTCGGAATCGCTGCGCTTTACCCGCACCGAACGCAACCTGCTGCTGTTTGACGGCATCAGCACCTTTACCGTCGCCGCCGATGGCACCTGTGCCATCGAACGCGCCATCACCACCTATCAGGTCAACAGCTCGGGCCTGCCCGATCCGTCGTATCTCGACGTCGAAACGCTGGCCACCCTCGCCGTCCTGCGCCGCACCATGCGGTCGCGTCTGGCGCAGAAATTCCCCCGCCACAAGCTGGCCAACGATGGCACCAACTATGGCATCGGGCAGGCGATCGTCACCCCGTCGCTGTTGCGGGCGGAACTGATTGCGCTGGCCCGTGAATGGGAAACCCGTGGCTGGGTCGAAAACATCGACGACTTCAAGGACCAGCTGATCGTCGAACGCAACGCCGACGACGCCAACCGCGTCGATGCGGTGATCCCGCCGGACCTGATCAACCAGCTGCGCGTGTTCGCTGGTCAGGTGCAGTTCCGGGTGTGACCGGCCTGCCGTTCTCCTGTTTCTCTTTTCTGCTCTGAAAGGGGCTCTTCATGACCATGTATATTGGCCGCGCCAAAATCACCTTTGACGGCACCGAACTGGACTCGGCTCCGGGGGCCAAAATCACCCTGGGCGGCGTCAAGCGCACCCCGGTGACCACCATGTACAAGGTGGGCTACAGCGAGTCGCTGGTCCCCGCCACCATCGAATGCGAAATCGCGGTGTCGGATGCCACCCCGCTGGAAACCATCCGCCAGATTGCCGGTGCCACGGTGGTGTTCCGCACCGACATCGGCAAGTCGTGGATGGTGGCCAACGCCTTTGTCGAAGACCCGCTGGCGATCACCGCGAAGGAAGGCGGCAAAATGACCGTCAAGCTGACCGGCGACCCGGCCGAAGCCGTCTGATCAGGAGGCACCGACCATGAACGATGACAGCAGCCAGGCGATGTCCTCTGCCGATCCGTCCCTGTATGCGGTGTCTTTGGGGAGCCCCGTTCATCTGAACGGGGCCACCTATCACACCCTGCACCTGCGCCCGCCGACCGTCGGCGACCAGCTCGATGCCGTCAAGCCGGGCATGAGCAATGCCGAGGCCGAACTGGCCCTGATCACCCGGTTGACTGGCGTGCCGCTGGAGGTCATCCGCCAGCTGTTGCTGACCGATTACCACCGCCTGCAGGAGATTCTGCTGGGTTTTTTCTCCCGGACGCCGGGCACCTCCGCCGGGACGTGATCGCCTTCAGCCGAGGCACCGGCTGGTCCCTGTCCGAGATTCGCCGCCTGACCACCCACGACTACCTGCTGTGGGTGAAGGCCTTCAACGCCTTGTATAGCGAGGGTTCCTGATGAGCAGCAACCGCCCCTCCGGGGCCAATGATGGCGGCGAGTCGGCAGACTTTGCCTCGGTCATCACTGGCACGAAAAACTCCTTCTCACAATTGGCGGCCTCAGGTGCACGCCTGAATCGCGTATTGCAAGCTATCGAGCTGTCCATCACCGCATCCAAATTTTTCTACGAATTTGGAGCGCGCGGAATTCAAAGCCTGTCTCCAAGCTATGACATGGTCTTTGACCTCAAAATGGACAGTAGAGAGGCCCCGCACCTATACCGGAACCTGAACAATCTGGGAGACGCCAACGAAACAAACCTGCCCTGGAGTACTATAAGCGGTATCGGGCAAATCTTGGCCAATGACGATATCGACGAGATTCAACTACGGCAGGGGGTGAGGGGTGTCGGGCGAACGGAGCAGGCCACCCAAGTGCCCTACGAAACTGCCGCCCAAGCCGCCCGCAAAGCCCATGATGACCTGAAAGTGGCTTATAACGATATTGAGGAGGTACTAGGCGTACTGCATGATATGGGAGATCCGGACGATCTCGACTTTGAGCCCCTGCTGAACGCCATCCCCAACCTCAGCCAGTTGGCCGAGAATATCGGCATGAAAGACAAGCAAGGCCTGATCGATCTGGGGGCTGCCCTGAAAGAAGCCGGCACCCTGACCGATACCCCGGTCGCAGCCTCGACGATGGTGTCCGAAACACTGAAGAGCCTGAATTCAGCCACAACACAGGATGCCTTCAAGGCCGCAGGGATCGACCTGAAAGCCCGTCTGGCAGAGGGAAGGGCCCAAAATCTCTCGGAATTCACCGTTGCAGCTCAGGCGGTCCACGAAGTGGCCGGGGATGATCCAAAGAAACGGACCGCCCTGCTCAATTCCCCGCAGGCCGAAATGCTGCTCAGCAGGATCGGTGGCAAGGACAGCCGGCTTCAAGAGCTGCGGAGCCATAAGCCGGATGAACAAAACACCATCGGCGCCTTGTACAAGCGGCGCCGCGAGAACCCAAAAAGCAATGCTGATGCTGCAGAAAACGCCAGAAGCCGACTTGGGCGCGCAATTGATATGGGCTTCAAACCATTCACGGACAAAGTGAATCAAATTCAGGCTCCACTCTTGAATGACGTGGCACAGTTTGTCGAATCGATCGTCTTCAAGCCTGAAACCGGCCTGTCAGACCAGGATTTTCTCGACGCAAAAATGCGCAATAAAAATAATGCGCCAGTTTCTTTGCCAATACCACCACGCGAGAAAACGGGCACCTCGGCGCCACAGAACAAAAGCAAGGCACCAATTTCCCTGCCCATGCCCCCCCCTGCAACTGAGAAACCTCACGCGGCAGGCTCTCTCGCCCCGGGGGACGCCTACGACACCGCTCGTAGCAATGCAGCCACTCTTACCCCTGTTTCCGCGGAGACCAGCTCTCCCCCCGGCCCGCAAAGCCTCCTCGACCCCAATCGTCCCCTACTCGCCGACCCCGCGACCAAGGGCAAGGTCGATGTGTCGATCACCTTTGCCAATGCCCCGCCAGCGGCGATTTCCACCCGCTCGGATTCTCCGCAGGTGACGGTCAGCACCCAGATTTTCTCCGCCGCTCTCGGCCCGTCGATGAATGGACCTGTCTGAAATGACTTCATATTTCGACTCCCTGCGCGCCGCCAGCTTTCGTGGCGTCATGTTTGATGTCTCGACCCGCACCCTGAAGGGCGGTCGGCGCATCGTCCAGCACAGTTATCCCCAGCGCGATGCCGTCGGCAGCGAAGACATGGGCCGCGAAGCCCGCACCTTTACCGTCAAGGCCTTTCTGGTCGGGGCGGGCTGGATGCTGCGGCGCGATGCCCTGATCAAGGCATTCGAACAGGGCGGCCCCGGCGATTACATTGACCCGTGGGGGCGCAAACAGCGGGTGGTCCTGACCAGCTACTCCCTTGAAGAGAACATGGGACAAGGGGGGCATTGCACCTTTGACCTGTCGTTTGTCGAAGCCGCCGAACAGCACCGCCACACTGTCCTGACCGACACCGCCGGAGTCAGCACCAGCACCGCGACCACCGCCAGCACGGCCATCCTCAGTGACTTCTACGCCCTGTTTGACACCAGCAAGGCCAATGCCCTGGTGCAGGATGCACAGGCAACGCTGTTTGGCCTGTGCGACACCATCAACGGACTCAGTGCTGCATCGGGGGTCATCGCCGGGATCAACAGCCTGAAAGCCTCGGTCTATGGCCTGCTGGTTGCTCCGGCTGATCTGGCAAGCGCTGTGCTTGACCTGATTGGAACGCTGGGAAACAGCGTCGATATCGCCGACCGCTATCGCACGCTCGGACGATTGGCCGGTTTTCAGGCCCAGTCGGTTGGCTCGGCCTCGGTCGGCTGGGTGGCTCCGGCGACCAGCAGCCAGATTGCCGCCGCCCGCCAGAACGCCGCCACCGGCACAACCACCAACACCAGCGTCAGTGAAGCGGTGGCGGTCAACCGCGCCGCCCTGACCACACTGGTTCAGGATACGGTGCTGATCGAACAGGCCAAATGCTCTGCGGCGATGACGTTCGAGTCCTATGACGATGCCGTTGCCATTCGTGACGCCCTGATCAGCGGACTGGAAACCCGCATGAGCACCGCCGATGACGAGGTGTACCGCGCCTTTGACAGCCTGCGGACCGCCATCGTTGCCGATATCGCTGCCCGTGGCCTGTATCTGGAACGCCTGACCACCCTGACCCTGCCGACCTCGCTGCCCGCACTGGCGTTGGCATGGCGTCTGTATGGCGATGCCACCCGCGACGAAGAGCTGATTGCCCGCAACAGCCGTCTGATCTGCCATCCCGGCTTTGTCCCCGGTGGCGTTCCGCTGAAGGTGCTCAACCATGCCTGAGACCGCTGCCGACCTCGTGACCTTGCGCGTCAACAACACCCTGCATCGCGGTTGGAGCACCGTCGATATCACCCGTTCGCTCAGCACCATCAGCAACGCCTTTTCCCTCACCGTTGCCAACGACTGGGGATCGGACAGCCCGACCCTCAACAGCACCCTGCTGGCGCCGGGCGATATCTGTCAGGTGCTGATCAATGACCAGCCGGTGGTCACCGGCTATATCGACAGCGTCAAGCCGTCCTACGATGCCAAACAGCACCAGATCAGCGTCAGCGGACGCGACCGCACCGGCGATCTGGTCGATTGTTCGGCAGACGTTCAGGAATGGCATGATCATTCCCTCGACGATATCGTCCGCGCCCTGATTGCGCCGTTTTCCCACCCCGAGCTGGGGGAGATCGGGATCAGGGTTGTTCCCGAGGGTCGCCTTCTTCCACAGGTGGCCAAACATTCGGTGCATCCCGGCGATACGGTGTACAGCGTCATCGAACGTCTCAGCCGTCAAACCGGCTGTCTGGTCTGGTCTGACGGCACCGGAGGCCTGATCATCGGCAATCCGGAGACGACCGAGACCGCTGCCCCCCTGCAGCGGGGCGTCAACATCCTCAGTGCCAATGCCAGCAACAGCTGGAGCAAGCGCTACAGAAACATCGTCGTGCTCAGCGATACCCCAGGCAAAACCAGCGGACCGACAGGCACCCCCCCCTTTTCACTGAGCGATCCCGCCATCGGAGCCAGAGACCCGGAGATCACCCGCTATCGCCCCCTGCTGATGATTGCCGAAGCAAGCGTCAGGGACGATCTGCTGCAGAGACGGGCCGAATGGGAACGGCGACACAATGCCGGGCAAGGTCAATCCTATATCGTCACGGTGCAGGGCTGGTTGCAGGATGGCCAGCTGTGGACGCCGGGGCAAACCGTCTCCCTGAAAGACGCCTGGCTGGGGGCAGACGACAACTATCTGATTTCCACCGTCAACTTCAAACACGGGACCGGCGGTACCACCACCACCCTGACGGTGACCCCGGAAAGCGCCCTCGGCCCGGAACCCAACGACGGGTACTACAAAAAGAAACAGCAGGACTCATCAGAGCCCCCCACAAACACCAGCGCTGCCTCACAGAAAACCTGACACAAGGCCTTTTCCCATGCCCCATATCGCTCATCTGGCGCGCCGACTGGCGTTGCTGATCGGACGCGGCTGGCTGCGGCTGACCAATGACACCCCGGCCATCCAGCAAATTCAAGCCGAATTCTTTGCCGGAGAAGTCCACGACCAGATGGAACGGGTCCAGGACTACGGACTGACCTCGGTCGCCCATCCCGGCATGCAGGCCATCAGTGCCTTTGTCAATGGTGACCGCAGCAACAGCATCGTGCTGGCCGTTGCCGACACCCGCTATCGCCTGCGCGGCCTGCAAACCGGCGAAGTCGCCCTGTACGACGATCAGGGGCAGGTGGTCCACCTGACCCGCAGCGGCATCAGCATCAGCACCCCGCTGTCGGTGACGGTCAGCGCCGGTCAAAGCCTGCGCCTTGAAGCCGAAGACATCGCCCTGCATGGCCGGACCTCGCTGTCATGGGACGTGGATGGCTATGGCCGCCGCGTCACCAGCACCGGCGGCGGCAGTTACGAAGACAAGACCTGGCAGCAAGGGGCCGTCGTGTCGCCGCAAACCCTGCCGATCCGTCCCCCCGAAGGGCCATAAGGAGTGCCCCCATGGATATCTGCACCACCTTTTCACCAGAAACGCTGGAGTGCGACTGGGGACTGGACATCGACAGCGACAGCTCGGCTCCGGTCGATCTGACCAGCGACACCAGCCTGCGCACCGCCATCCTGCTGTCCCTGTTTACCGATCGCCGGGCCAATGGCGACGACAGCCTGCCCGACGACACCGACGACCGGCGGGGCTGGTGGGGCGACAGCCTGCCCCCTGCCACGGCGGCAACCGGCTGGCAAACCGGCTCGCGGTTGTGGCTGCTGTCCCGCGCCAAACAAACCGATGAAACCGCCCGGCGCGCCCGCGATTACGCCGAGGAAGCCCTTGTCTGGCTGACCGACAGCGGCGCGGCCGATGCGGTCACCGTTGAAACCGCCTGGCTTCCTGCCAGCACGACGAGTGCCCGCTCGGGCGTGTTGACCCTGAAGGTCACCGTCGACCGCCCGTCGGGGGTCCCCGCCACCTATGACCTGTTATGGAGTCTCGTGTAATGCCCTGGTCACGCCCATCCCTGAAAGAACTGGTCAGCAGCGCCGAAACCACCATCGCCACCGCGCTGGGCCTGACCGTCCGCCCGCAGGTTTCCAACTGGGGCATTCTGGCCCGCGTGGTCGCCGGGGCGACCCATGGCCTGTATGGCTATCTGGGCTGGCTCAGCCGCCAGCTGTTGCCCGATACCGCTGAAACGGCATGGCTGGAACGTCATGCCTCGATCTGGGGCCTGCAGCGCAGCGCCGCCAGCCGTGCCAGCGGCCAGCTGACCGTCACCGGCGCCAGCGGAGCCATTCTGCCGCAGGGCACCCTGTTCCGCCGCAGCGACGGGCAACGCTTTGCCACCACCGCCGACCTGACCATCCCGTCCAGCGGCACCGGCAGCGTTGCCATCACTGCCAGCACCGGCGGGACCAGTAGCAACAGCGACAGCGGCATCACCCTGACGCTGCTCACCTCACAATCCGGGATTGCCACCACCGCCACCATCAGCACCGGCGGCCTGAGTGGCGGGACCGATGCAGAGAGCGATGACTCGTTACGCTCCCGCCTGCTGACCCGCCTGCGCCGCCCACCGCAGGGCGGCTGCGCCGATGACTACCTTGCGTGGGCACGGGAAGTTGCCGGCGTCACCCGTGCCTGGGTCTATCCTGATTGGGCCGGAGCCGGCACCGTCGGCCTTGCCTTTGTCTGTGACGAACTGGCTGACCCGATCCCAACCGCCACCATGCGGGCCACCGTCAAGGAGTGGGTTGATGCCAAGCGGCCAGTGACCGCCCACCTCGAAGTCATTCCGCTGACCGCGCAACCGATCACTGTTGTTTTGTCCTCGCTGACCCCCAACACCAGCCTGGTCCGCACCGCCATTGAAACCAACCTGCGCGACCTGCTGGCCCGCGAGTCAGCCCCCGGAGCCACCGTGTTGATCTCGCACATCCGCGAGGCGATCAGTCAGGCCACCGGCGAAACCGATCACGTGCTGGTCTCCCCCATCGCCAACATCACCCTCGCCAGCACCGCCTTTCCGGTCTTTGGCGCCCTGACCGTCCAGTAACCCGCTGAACCCCGCTGAACATGGATCTTGTCCCATGGCCCCTTCTACCGAAGAGTCCGTTCCGGTAGTGCTGACCCCCGGCTGGGTCGCCTCTGCCGCCGACTACGCCAGTTCCCTTGCCGCCCTGTTCCCCCGTGGCCTTGCCTGGCCCCGCCACCCCGACAGCATTGTGGGGCAGGTGATCGGTGGACTGGCCCACTGTTTTTCCCGCAGCAATACCGACCTTGCCGCCTTGCTGGAAGAAGCCGACCCGCGCACCGCCATCGCCCTGCTGGACGACTGGGAACGGGTTCTGGACCTGCCCGACGGCTGTACTGGCGAGGGCGCCAGCACCATTCAGGGACGGCGCGCCGCCATTTTGTCCAAACTGCTGATGCAGGGGGGACAATCGCGTGCCGCGTTCCTCAAACTGGCCGAGACTCTCGGCTACCAGATCAGCATCGAGGAATTCCGTCCCTTCCGCGTCGGGTTCAGCCGGGCCGGTGATCCGCTGATTGGCATTGAGGGAGCGTATCTGTGGCGTGTCCGCATTTACGCCGTCCCCGTCCTGCGCTTTCAGGCCGGATCAAGCCAGACCGGAGACCCGCTGGCCGCCGGAACCGCCAGTGATCTGGAATGCCTGTTCCGCCGCCTGAAACCCGCCCACACCACCATCACTTTCCTCTATGAGGTCTGAGCATGTACTACATTGATACCACCGACGCCGTCACCGCCGCAGCCAAACCCACCCCGCCGACCGCGGGCAGCGAGAAGTTCTTTTCCGACACCCCCGGCTCGGCCACCGTCGTTCCGGCGTGGTTCCTCAACATGCTGCAGGAAGAGCTGGGCAATCTGGTCAGCGCCGCCAGTCTCAGCCACAGCAAAACCGACAACAGCCAGTTGCTGAAGGCGGTGCAGGCGCTGATCGCCAGCAAAACCACCGGGACCCTGCTGGCCAGCAAAAACCTGTCCGACGTCGCCAATGTCGCCACCGCCCGCAGCAATCTGGGGCTGGCAACGGTGGCCAGCAGCGGGTCGTACACCGACCTCAACAACAAGCCCGCTCTGGCCGCTGTGGCCACCAGTGGCTCTTATGCCGATCTCGCCAACAAGCCCGATCTGACGGCGCTGCCCGGCTATGCCAAGACCACCACCGGGGCAAAGATCGAAGCCTTTAACATCTATGGGGGGGATTTGAACGCCTGTAACGGCACTCCCGGTGTGGTGATCACGGAATGTACCACTGCCTGCACGCCACTCCCCGCCGAAATGGCAAATACCACCGGCGGTCTCCTCATCCAGTTCGCTGATAGTGGCGGCGATGATATCAGGATGCAACTTTTGATAAATGCCACTGGCACCACGATGTACCAGCGCATCAAGTGGGGGGGTGGGATATCTGGCACGTGGTCAGCCTGGCGTAACCTCTCCCAGACCACCTATGACATTCCCTTCCTCGCTGGCTGGGGGGCGGAGATGTCAGGCGAAGACCTGGCCATCCGCCAGTATGGCGGGGTGGTCATCGCGCGCGATGTGGCCATTGATCCGGCTGCCATCATCACCTGGTGCGAAGTTCCACCGACTGGTTCGGCGGTGATTTTTGATGTGCGGGTCAATGGGACGTCCATCTTCAGCACCCTACCGACCATCCCCGTCGGCAGCTCCAGCAACACGGCAGGTACCGGCACGTCCACCACTATCAGCCTGTCCCGTTTTGACCGGCTGACATTCCACGTCACTCAGGTTGGATCGACCGTCAAGGGGCAGAAGCTGTATGTCTGCGTCAAGGGGACCTGCTGATGCTGTATGCCTCGCAACACCAGATTGCCCCACAGGGACGCAAGCCGATGACCCTGTCGATCACCGCCTCGGGCCGTAACATCAACCTGCGCACGCTGGCTGATGCCGCTGGCTATAACGGCACCTCCCCCGCAGCGGTAACCGTCACGGTGGCCGCAGGGGTGATCATCGGATCGACCAGCACCAGTACCTATGCGCTCGATACCGGCACATGGCCGACCGGGACCACGTTGCGGCTGATCATCGGCAGCGGTGCCTATGTGGTCGGCAGAGGCGGGGATGGTGGATACCCTCCATTTACAACACCAGCATTGTCTGGTGGCCCAGCCCTTCGCTTACGTGTTGCTACGACGATCATCAATTTAGGAACTATTGGTGGTGGTGGCGGCGGTGGTGGCCTCACAATTGATGATGGCACCTCCCTGCCTGGAGACGAGATCGTCGGAGGTCGGTCCACGTTTCCATTTTCTGGGGGAGGAGCCGGGGATCTCCCCGGCAATTACGGTTATGGCGGAATCAATCCTCTGGGAACATTGACCACCGGTGGCAAAGGCTCGGTGGACATCTACAGCGTCTACCAGAAAACCGGTGGCAACGGCGGCGATCTCGGTATGCCAGGAACAGTTGGTGATATGCCAGGAGGCTCCGCCGGAGCCGCCATCACCGGTGGAGCCTATGCCACCTATGCCACGACTGGCACCATCCTTGGGAGCATCCTTTCATGACCTTGTACATCCACGTCACCGACGGCCAGCCCGTCGGCATCCCTGACTCTCGCCCGATCACCGTCACCCTCCCGGCCCGCCCGGCACTGCACCCCGATGGCACCCCGATGGAAGGTGTCACCCTGCCGGAAGCAGTGGTTGGCTGTGATCACTGGGACGATGACGCCCTGCGGGAGTACGGCTGGTATCCGGTCGCAGACGAAGAGATTCCGGAAACCCACAGCCTGACCGGCTATGCCGTCGATGGCCTGCTGGTCCGTGCGCAAACCGTACCGCGGCCGGACAGCGAACTCACCACCATTGCCGCTGATCGGCGGCGTGCCGAAGTGCTCGCCCGACTGATGGACCTTGATACCATCAGCACCCGCCCACTACGTGCCATCACTGCAGGCACTGCCACGCCTGAAGATCATGCCCGGCTGACGGCTCTCGAAACCGAAGCCAGCGCACTGCGTATCGAGCTGGCCTCCCTTTCCTCCCTCTCGTGATCCAGCGGACTCATCATGGCGGCGCGTGACCGGGGTGCTGGTGCGCCCTGTCACCGCCTGCCTCCACACCACCGTTATCTCCCCCCATGAGGTCTGAGCATGTACTATATCGATACCCCCGACGCCGTCAGCGCCTCGGCCAAACCCACCCCGCCGGACGCCGACAGCGAGAAGTTCTTTTCCGATGCCCCCGGCGTGGCCACCGCCGTTCCGGCGTGGTTCCTCAACATGCTGCAGGAAGAGCTGGGCAATGTGGTCAGCGGTGCCAACCTCAGCCACAGCAAAACCGACAACAGCCAGTTGCTGAAGGCGGTGCAGGCGCTGGTCGCCAGCAAAACCGATGGTGCCCTGCTGGCCAGCAAAAACCTGTCCGACGTCGCCAATATCGCCACCGCCCGCAGCAATCTGGGGCTGGCAACGGTGGCCAGCAGCGGGTCGTACAGCGACCTCAGCAACAAGCCCGCTCTGGCGACCGTGGCCACCAGCGGCTCCTACGCTGATCTCGGCAACAAGCCCGATCTGACGGAATACCTGTCAAGGGGGCAAATCGGCATCGCGGCACAGGTTGCCCCCGGTCAGGGAGGACCGAATGGGGCAGTTGTATCCCTTAACGGAACTGCCCTGTCTGGCTTCGGGGAAGTCACCGGATATGCAACTTACTCCAGTTTCGACGATAGGCCTCTCGTATGGGGCTGGTCTTATGTCATCGGCACAGGCAACTCGCCTCATGCCGGGTATCAAGGCGGCTACCGTCAGAGAGTCTCGATGGGATACGAGCATGGGGACTATGCCCTAGAGTGGTGTGTGCCACGGTACGGGACCGGTCCCGACGCCGACCCGACGGCAGTATACACCCGGCAGATGACGGCCAACGCCTGGGGCGATTGGACTAAAATCTCCGCAGGAAATGCCGACACGCTGGGCGGGTACAACGCCAGCCAGATCACCGGAGCTGTTAAAAAATACCTCGTTCTGGATCAGTACAATGGCAACATCATCCGGAACAGCCTGGGAATTTCATCGATCACGGATCACGCTGTCGGGCAATACACGGTAAGTTTCACCACGCCGTGGCCGAACGTCTATTATGTGCCTGCTAGTTGTACGCTTGGTGATACAGGCAACCCCGATTGTGTGGTTATCGAAGATGAGCCTGGCTTGACGTTCTGGTCGGATACAAAAATGCGTATGGCCCACAAGGTCTCGGGGACCGGCAATTATGTTGACGGCCGTCCTGACACCATCATCTTCGCCGGGATGTAACGATGCTCACCACCTCCCAGCGGATTGCCGCATGGCAGGGTACCCCGGTTCCCGGACAGTATGCCATCGCCTTTGAAGCCAACCTTGACGAGCCGGTGTCGGTGCTGATTCCCGACCCGTCGTGGCTGGCGATGGCTCTGGCCGGGGGGATTTTGCCTCCCCTCGACGCCTATGCCGGAGGGCTGGAGGCGGTTGACGCTGCCGCTCCCCTCGGCCCGATGACCGAAGAACAGGCGATGGAATACCTGCTGCAAAAGGACGTTCCCGCTCATGTCTGGGACGCCCCGGCAGGCAATCGCCGACGCTTTGCCATCACCCGTAAGGACATGTTGCCCACAAGCCGCCAATGGCGTGGGGCCTGGAAACTGAAGGACCTGAGCGATGACTGATACCGATCTCATCCAGTTACAAGACAGCCCGTCTGCCGACGCCAGCACTGCCGAAACCCCGGCAACCGTCTCCGTTGAGATGAACGGCAGCGTCATCGACAGCGAACACACCCAGTCCCTGCCCCGCACCTTCCGCGATGCCTGGGTGCTGGACGGTGACGCCGTGGTGATCGACATGGGGAGCGCCCGCGATATCCATCGGGCGGCTCTGCGGCAGGCCCGCCCTGCCCTGTTCCTGCCTCTCGACGACACCTTGCGCCGACTGGCGCGCAAGGACCTGCTTGACGGGCTGAGTGAAGACGAGCGGGCCGAAGCCCGCGCCGCCGAAGCCGCCTGTCAAGTCTTGCGCGATATCACCATCGACCCCCGGATCGAGGCTGCCGCATCGCCCGATGAGCTGGCAGCCCTGACCATCACCGCCCTGCTCGCCTGA